GCGGTGGAGATCCTAGGCTCAACATCACTGATGCTAACGTATATCCTCAAGAAAATGGCGTGCTGATCGAAATTCAAATACAATTTGTACCTAACACAGACGCCCAACTGTTGAGTGTGTTCTTTGACCAACAACAAAGACGAGCCAGTTTTGTATAAAACTAGCCGTTTATATCATTGGTAAATAACAGATAACAATGGACGATCATGGCAACCACTACTAGACAAACAGTAATATTCGGAGTAGAAGACTGGAAACGCATCTACCAAACTTATAGAGAAGCAGACTTCCAAAGTTACGACTTTGAAACACTGCGTAAAAGTTTTGTAGACTATCTGCGACAATACTATCCTGAAACATTCAATGACTACATTGAGTCATCAGAATTTATTGCTTTATTAGATGTGGTAGCATTCATGGGTCAGGCACTGAGTTTTCGTAATGATCTAAACACCAGAGAAAACTATATTGACACCGCAGAACGTAGAGACAGTGTAGTAAAACTGGCCAATTTAGTAAGTTATACTGCCAAGCGCAATACAGCGGCCAGTGGATATCTCAAAGTATTTTCTGTTCAGACTACCGAAAATGTCACAGACTTCAACGGTATAAATTTAGCCAACGCCACGATCAATTGGAATGATCCTACCAATTTTAACTGGTCAGAACAATTCACAGCCATACTCAATGCTGCATTGATAGACAGTCAACGTATGGGGCATCCAGGTAATCGCACTACTATATTGGGTGTGGATACCAATGAATATGCCATAAATCTTGTGCCCGGGTTCTTGCCTGTGGTACCATACACCGCCACAGTTGATGGCGTGACCATGCCATTTGAAGCAGTAAATTCCACATCAGTGGGAACTCCATCTACTGCACCATTCATATATGAACCAGCACCGCAACCCAATGGCTTGTTCAATATTTTGTTCCGTAATGATCAATTGGGATATTCCAGTGCTAACACAGGATTTTTCTTTTACTTCAAACAAGGTGTGTTACAAAATCAAGATTTTAACTTGAGTGAACTCATACCTAACCGCACAGTGAATATCAACATTGAGGGTGTGAACAATGAAGATCGTTGGCTGTTCCAATTGGACAATGTTGGTACCATAGCCAGTGAATGGACCTATGTACAATCAGTATATGCTGCGGCACAAGAGCAATTAGCTCCCGACCAACGTAAATTGTATTCTACTTTAAGTAGAGCCAACGATCAAATTACCATGACGTTTGGTGATGGAGTATTTTCATCTATTCCAGTGGGATTTTTCCGTGCATATGTGCGTGCCAGCAATGGTCTCACATACATCATCAACCCTGAAGAGATGCAAAGTGTAATCATCCCCATCAGTTATATCAGCAGATCGGGCCAGTTACAAACTATCACATTTACCTGCGGTATCACTACTCCTGTGAGCAATGCACAGGCCAGAGAAACTCTGGATGAGATCAAACAACGTGCTCCGGCTAGATACTACACACAGAATCGCATGGTCAATGGAGAAGATTACACAAACTTTCCATTCACACAATACAATTCAATCATTAAAAGTTATGCATTGAATCGTGCCAGCATCGGCACCAGCAGATATCTTGATCTGGTGGATAACACCGGCAAATATAGTTCAACAAACATATTCGCCAGCGACGGTGCTATCTGGGAAGACAACCAGGAACCTTCATTCTTTTTTACCTGGGTCAACAACAATGATATTGCCAATTTAGTAACCAATCAACTTCAACCGTTGGTTGCTACTACAGCGTTCACACAATTTTATCGCGAAAACTTTCCTAGACCCAATCTAATTCCGTTGCAATTGTCCTGGCGTCAAAGCACCAGACTGGCCAATGAGACCACTGGATATTTTGTAAATTCACTAGGGTATCCAGCGGTGATCAGCAGTTATTCCAGCAGCGATACCAAATTTATCACAGTGGGTAGTTTGATAAAATTTGCTGCACCTGCGGGATATTTCTTTGACACAAATAATCAACTCAAATTAGGAGTACCCACATTGGCCACAGAAAAATATTATTTCTGGGCGTCTCCGCAAAGCGTCTATCAAGATGGTACCAACCAAGGGGTAGGAAACTTTGCCAACGGTACAGGACCTGTGACATTAAATGTGTTTGTGCCCACTGGTGCAATTCCTGAACAAGTGATTCCTATACTGGTCACAACTTTTTCTACCGCACTTCAACAAGAAATTGTCAATCAAATAACTTTATACAGGAACTTTGGATTGGGATACGACAGCATTGGCACTGTTACTGGAACTCCTTATACTTGGTATCTGATCACATCTACCAATTTAGATGTTGATGCACCATGGAGTCAAACAATACCAGGACTAGCCGGTAATACCAACGGGATCAACTCTGATGCTAGTTGGCTGATACAGGCTGTTACAGATGGAACAAAATATACCGTGAGCAGCAGGGCCTTGGTATACAATTTTGGATCAGTATTACAAACTAGATTTTTCTTTGAAACCGGCAACCGCATCTATGATCCCCGACTGGGAAATATAGTCAGTGACTATATCAATGTGTTGAGAACAAACAGTCTGCCAGATTCAAACAGTCCGCTACCCGGAGACGTATATCTCAAAATCATTGATCAACCTGTGCAAGTTGACGGATTGGTTGACGACTATCAAGTGATAGTGAGTTATGAAGATCGCAATAATGATGGGGTCACAGATGATCCTGATTTCTTTGCTGAAATCGTAGCACCAACAGTGAATTCAAATACAAAATATGTGTTCTTTGAAAAGACCGTTGACTTTGACAATCTACAACGATATCTGTTGGTAGAACCCGCCCGTGTAAACAGCAGTTATGCCACATTGAATGACATTGAATTAGTCAAGAGTGAGTATGTGATTGGGCAAGTATTCTATGCATACAGTCAAGAGATTTACACTGGCCCGCTAACAGGACAGATTGGTGCATTTTATCAACTTGCCTTGGATCCCAATGGAGTTCAAGTATTTGTAGACGTCAGTGTAGAGTGGTTGGCCCGAGTGGGCCGTTCAAGTTTGTATTTCCAATACCGACACAACGCACCACTTACAGATCGCATTGATCCAGGCACCAGCAACATCATTGATCTCTATGTGGTTACCAATGCTTATTATACAGCATATCAAAATTGGATCAAAGATTCCACTGGTACCGTACCCGAACCTGCTATGCCCACGATCAATCAACTCAGCACAGCATATCAAGGGCTTCAATCTTACAAAATGATATCTGACAACATAGTGTTAAATTCAGTCACATTCAAACCACTGTTTGGACCCAAGGCTGCTGAAAATTTACGTGCCACTATCAAAGTGATCCGTGCTGCAAATTCCACAGCCAGCGTGAGTGAAATCAAAACTCTAGTAGTGGCTAATCTCAATCAATATTTTGATATTGCTATATGGAATTTTGGAGACACATTCTACTTCTCAGAACTGGCAGCGTATATACACAGGAACATGGGAGGCATTGTAAGCAGTGTAGTATTGGTTCCTATAGACCCACAACGATATTTTGGCGATCTGTATGAAATAAGATCAGCACCCAATGAAATCTTTGTCAATGCTGCTGGAGTAAATTCAGTAGAGGTGATCACTGCGTTGACATCAACTAACATAAGAACTGCACCAGGCAGTGGAGTAATCTAATGGCCACTACTAGAACAGTAGATTTTCTACCACCAATTTTCCAAACCAGCACTAACAAACAGTTCTTAGCGGCTACACTGGATCAATTGACCCAGGACCCTGAATTTAAAAAGACGCAAGGGTTTGTTGGACGTCATGTAGGACCCGGGGTCAATCCCAATGATTACTATGTGATTGAGCCTACCACCAATAGAGCCAATTATCAACTTGAACCGGGCGTGATCAGTTTGGTACCAGATGCCAACACTATCTCTGACGCTATAACATATCCTGGCATGTCGGATGCATTGGCACGCCAGGGCGCGTTCACTGACAATGCTGCACGATTGTATACCAGTGATTACTATACCTGGGATCCTTTTATAAATTTTGATAAATTTAGCAATTATTCTCAATACTATTGGCTACCTGGCGGACCACCGTCGGTAGATGTAAGTGCTACAGTTATTCCCACCACTGATACATTTGATGTAACTAGAGCAGACAACTATTATGAGTTCTCGGGTCTTGCTGGAAAAAATCCCACAATCACTTTGGTTCGTGGTGGCAACTACGAATTCGCAGTTAATCAAGTTCCTAATCAATTCTGGATACAAGCCGAACCGGGAGTAAATGGCGTGTTGCCTTATGCTCCTAACATCAGTTCAAGGACTGTGCTGGGTGTTACTAATAACGGTGAAGATCAAGGCACAGTGACCTTTGATGTTCCATACAAAAATGCACAGCAATTCTACTATGATCTAGAACTCATACCTAGCCTGCCTACCGCCGGACAAGTGGATCTACTTACTACTACATTGAAGTTTGATCAAGTCAACAATGTGTTCTTATCTACATTCTTGGAACAATATCCCACTGGTATTGATGGCATCACTAATCTGCAGAATCGTACCATAGTGTTCACCAACACTATCGCTGATCCTCAAGATGGCGGCTGGTTGATCACTACACAATTTGACCCATTAGCACAGGCAGCCAGCAACAATGGACAGCCAGGTAGTTACGATTATCTACCATACGATCAAACCACACCTATTGTAGATGTCAATACCAGATATAGTGTTTGGTTGATACAATATGAATACACCACAAGCGGTGAGCCAATTCTCAAACTGTCATCGGTTACTCCTTGTGTAGAGTTTACTAAGTTTACTGTCTTGTTTGGCACTGAATGGTCCACTACACAATGGTATCGCAATGCCGAAGGGTATTTTGAACAGATACCTTTGCTGACTGCTGTAAAAGATCTACTGTGGTATCAAGACGGAACCAACCCAGAAATTTTTGGACAGATCAGACTGATTGAACCCACACAAACTCAATCTATCAATGTAGATACCGAGATCCTTGGCAAAACAACATATATCTCTCCCAATGGAGTTGTGTTTACCAACAATCTTAAAATTACATTCCAAGGCACAGTAGTACCTTCCAGTTACCAAGGTCAAACTTATTATGTGGCAGGAGTAGGCACAGCAATACAATTATTACCGGTAACCGACTATGTGACTCCGGAAATTGTTCGAAC